AAAAGGTATTCAGTTGTAGCATGGGCACTATAAAAAATTTTAAATATAAACTAGTAAAAAATTTTTTAACAAAAGAAGAAATTCTTTTATTAACAGATTATTGTAGAATAAAACACAGAATTAATTTAAATTCATTTGATTTTATTCAAAACGATAATGGAGATACTTATTTTTATGGTGATCCATTAATGGAATCTTTAATGCTAAATAAATTAAAACTAATGCAAAAAGAAACAGGTTTAGAATTATTATGTACGTATGCTTTTTGGAGAATGTACACAGTAAATGCAGATTTAAAAAAACACACAGATCGATCTGCTTGTGAAATTAGTGTTACTGTAATGATTGGATCTGACAAAACACCATGGCCAATTTATATGGATGGAACCGGAATAAATATGGAACCTGGTGATGCTGTAATATATTTAGGATGTGAGGTAGAACATTGGAGAGAAGAGTTCAAAGGAGACTGGCACGCACAGACTTTTCTACATTATGTAGATAAAAATGGAAATAATAAAGAATGGTCTAAAGATAAAAGATTAATATATGGTATTCAAAATGAAATTTAAACAATACGATAACGGATCTTGTGACATAGAGTTTTCTTGGAAAGAAAGATTAACTCTTTTAAGAAAAGGAAAACTTCATTTATCGGATGAAAATTTAAAACATTTTGGAAATAACCTTGTTAAAATGGTTATGGACTGGCAAATTAAATTTGAAGAACGTGTTGCTAATAAAATAACATTTAAAGACACTGAAATAAAAGGAGAATAAAAATTATGTTGTGGCCAACGATTTGCACAGATGATTTTTTTGAAGATCCACTTTCTGTTAAAAATTTTGCAGATACTCTTAATTTTAAAAAAGATCCTGAAGGAAGATGGCCTGGTGAAAGAACAGAACTATTACATAACATAAATAGTGATTTTTTTAATTTAACAACAAAAAAAATAATGTCTATACTATTTCCAATGAATTATAAAAAATTAAGTTGGAAAGCGACTCAAATGTTTCAAAGAACTGATGGGAATATTTATACCAATAATGGTTGGGTACATACTGATTTTGAAGAATTTACTTCTATAATATTTTTAAGTAATCACAAAAAATGCGGAACTTCATTATTTAAAAAAAAAAAAATAACTTATAAAGTAATTAATAATGAATTTAAACACGAATATTATAAAAATACTGAAAAAATTAAAACAGGAGAAGAAAAATATCTTAAAGAAAATAATGATCAATTTGAAAAAACACTCACATTAAATTCAAGGTTTAATAGATTGATTCTATTCGATTCTAGTAATTTGCATGCAGCTGAAAAATATGGTGAAGAAAACCTTAGTGAAGATAGATTGACTTTAATTACATTTTTTACAGAAATTAATGGAAATGAAAATAAATATCCAATAAGTCAAATGAGAAGATTGGGTTAAAGAAATTAAAGAGGGATTTTATTTTATCAGGAATAATAATGACCCTAGTATTCCAATAGAGGAATATCATAAATACTCAAATAAAATGAAAACCTCCATAGATTTAAACAACTTTGATTTTTATAAAGATTATTCAAGTATTTAAACTCATTAATATATAAGGTATAATGATTTATGCCTTTAAAAAAAATACCAGTAGCACCAGGATTTGACAAACAAGATACTCCATCTCAAGCGGAAGGTCGCTGGATTGATGGAGATAATGTACGCTTTCGTTATGGAAACCCTGAAAAAATAGGGGGTTGGTCAGAGATATTAGCAGATACTCTAGTAGGCGCTGCTAGGAACCAGTGGATATGGGCAGATTTAGACGGCAATAGATATGCAGCGATTGGAACAAATAAAGTATTAGTAATTTATTTTGAAGGTGCATTTTACGACATTACTCCATTAGATACAGCATTAACTTCTTGCACATTTAACACAACTACAGGATCTGCAACTGTAACAGTTAACAAAGCTGGTCATGGATTATCAGTTGGAAGAATAGTTAGATTTAGTTCGGTAACACCTCCAACAGGATTTTCACTCGCTGATTTTGCAAATGCCTTTGAAGTACAAACAACACCTTCTTCTAGTACATTTACAATAACAATGCCTGTAGTTTCATCAGGTACTGCAACAGCATCTGGTACTGCAACTTGTAATCCTTACTATGATTTTGGTCCATTTGGTCAAACATACGGATATGGTTATGGTACATTTAACTGGAGTGGATTTAGCTCAACAGTTACTCAGAATCAATTAAATGGAGCTATAGATAATGTAGTTACAACTATAACAGTCGATTCTACAACTGGTTTTTCTACTACTGGTACTATTTTAATAAACTCAGAGTTAATAACTTATTCAGGTAAAACTGCAACAGATTTTACAGGTTGTGTTAGAGGAGTTGAAGGAACAACTGCAGCTGCACATTTAGACAATGCAATTGTTTACGATGCAGCAACTTTTGTTGGTTGGGGTCAAGCATCTCAAGTACAAACTTCAATAAGATTAGATCCTGCTAATTGGTCATTAGATAACTTTGGTCAAATATTAATAGCTACAAAACATAATGGTCCTACATTTACTTGGGATCCTTCAGCTGCGAATGCACTACAGACAAGAGCTGTTATCAATGCTTTAATGCCTCAAACTTCCGTTATGACCATAGTATCAGATAGAGATAGACATTTAATACATCTTGGAACTACAGAATCTTTACCAAGTGGCCCACAAGATAAAATGCTTATAAGATTTTCAGATCAAGAAGACTTCAATGTCTATGCTCCAACTTCAACTAACACTGCGGGTACATTCAGATTAGATGCTGGAACTAAAATAGTTGCAGCTGTTAGAGCGAAAGATTATATATTAATACTTACAGATGATGCTGCTTATTCAATGCAGTTTGTGGGTCCTCCTTTTACATTCAGCATTAGAAAAGTTGGATCTAATTGCGGTTGTCTTGGTCAACACGCAGTAGTCTTTGCACAAGGTATTGTGTTCTGGATGGGTGATTCTGGAGGATTCTTTGCATTTGATGGTACGGTTGTATCAGTTCCAAGTTTAGTTGAAGATTTTGTATTTACAACGACAGGTAGTGAAAATTTAGGTATTAATTATGATGCGAGTGAAACAGTGTTTGCAGCTCATAATAGTTTATTCCAAGAGATAATGTGGTTTTATACTAAAGCTAATTCTTCTGAAATAGATAGAGTTGTAACATATAACTATGGTGAAAAAGTTTGGACAACAGGTACTATGTCTAGTGCAACAGTTGGTTCTCAATCAAGAACAACATGGGCAGATGCTTCAGTATATGATCATCCTCATGCAACTAAATATATCGCGGCAGCCACGCCAACATTCCCAATTGTAAACGGTGTATCTCTAGGTGCTTCTGTTTATTATGAACATGAAGTTGGAGTTAATGAAGTTGCATCAAATGGTGCCGAGACAGCAATACCTGCTAATATTAGATCAGGTGATTTTGATTTAGATATAGATGGAGATGGAGAATACTTCTTATCTGTTAAAAGATTTATACCTGATTTCAAAACATTAGATGGTGATTGTAAAGTAACATTGTTTTTAAGATCTTACCCAGCTGATACAACAGTTGCACAAGGTGAGACATTTATAGGTCCTTTTACGGTTAATTCTAGCACAGACAAGATTGATACGCGCGGGCGCGCAAGACTAGCTAGTATTAAGATAGAAAATGATGCTGTAAATACTAATTGGCGATATGGTATTTTTAGAGTAGATATACAACCAGACGGAAGAAGATAATGGCAAAAATAGATTTTTACGTACCAGAACCATCAGATGTGTATAATAAAGATACACAAAGACAAATCATACAAGCAATAGATACTTTAAAAACTCAACTCAATACAAGTTTTCTAGAAGAACAAGTACAAGAGACACAAAGATTTACTTGGTTTAATTTAAGGTTCGGTTGCTAATGAGTTGCGATAACATAAATATAATTACACAACCTATAAGCATTAGCGGAACTAATACAGATGCATTTGGTAGATTAAGAGTTTCAGAACCTTATTCTTTATTTGATTCTCAAAATAGATACGCAATAGATAATCAATTTG